TGGGGCTGATGGTGGAACTGCGAATTCGGCTATTTTTATTGGTGATGGTAGCACCAATAATATAAACAGTGGTTCTGGTACTGATGTTGTAGTGGTAGGTACAAATGCTAAATCCCAAGAAAGCTCTGTTTCTATTGGTAGTTCTTCTGAAAGTCATATCAGTTCCATAGCAATTGGTAAAGGTGCTCAAGCTAAACAATCTGATTGTGTTGCTATTGGTAGGGACAATTGGGTTGGTTTTAATGGTGTGTCCATCGGTGGTGGTGGTATGACAAGCACCCCATCGGGTGGTGTCCAAATTGGGTGGCAAGCAGGCGGTACTGGCACCGAATGTGTAGCAATCGGAAAATACGCATCCGGTGGAGGGGCGTATGGGGTGGCAATTGGACGCGCAGCTAAAGCAAATTACACTAAAACAGTATCCATAGGTTATAATGTCGAAACCTATGGTGATTATTCTATTGGAATTGGTAATAATATGGCGTTTTGGGAGGCTATTAACCCAGCCTATAGGATGTCTATTGGTCAACCATCGGGCAATACTAATGAGACAAAAAAAGGACATACATGTATTACCCATTGGGCAACAGAGACGACATCTGCAACCCCCAAAAAATTACAATTAAAAGCTGGGCAAGTGGAATTTGACCTTAGTCAAAATAACATCAACTTTTGTCAAGCCAGAATTGTCGCATTACAAAAAATCACTGGTGCGAAAAAGGCTGTATACACTATGGAATTTGTTATTTTTAGGGGTTCCACAGATGCGTCCACAGTTATTTTAGGTACTCCCACGGTTACCACAGTACACGAAGATGATTCTTCGTGGGGTATTAGTGTAGGGGTCAACACATCAAACGGTGGTTGGTATTTAGAGGCGACTGGTGATGCAGTTGAGGGGATTTATTGGTTCGGAGATGTAACATCGTCTTGGATGCGCACATCATAATTTTTAAACATAAGGAATAAACATAATGGCTTTACAATATAATTTAATAATGGAAAGTGGGATAGTTGTGAATGCAGCTTACGCCACCATCACAAACATTTACACACAACACATACAAACAAGAAATATTCATAATATTAATGTTGAGGTGTACAATAATTTATCGTCTTATAATGATGGTAAACCACCAGTAACTACTATTTCAATATCACGCGCCTTTGACCCAAATGATACTGTTTCGTTTAATGATTTATACACATATCTTAAAACACTTCCAGAATTTACTGGTGCTACGGACGTATAATGTACGAAAACGGAGCAGAATGTGACGATGATAGACGACACATAGAATACTGCAACCACCATCATGATTGTTATGATGGTGGTAACAATAATCAGGGTAGACAACCTTTTTCGTTAAAGGATTGGATACCTATGGTTGCTATATTGGGTGCGTTGGTAGTTTCTTGGACTACGTTAAACACTACCATAGTAAAGATTGAAGTTAACCAAGAAAACCTTAAAGGCGATTTGGGTGAACTTAAAACTTCTTTTGTTGAACATAACGTTTTACATGCAAAAACTATGGACGATATTAAAGACCAAGTTGATAGCTTGGAAAATACCGTAAGCAGTTTATATCAATATAATACTAAAAAGTGAATGAAAGAAAGTGGGGGGTGAAGGAAACTATAGGAATAATATCGCTGGTTGGTGGTATTATTGCTGTAATGGTGACCACCGTCACATCCTTTACCACATTCAGGGTTAACCAAACCAACATATTAACTAAAATGGAACATTATAGGGATTATATTTTACGTAAAGATGTTACATGGGACGATTTTGATTCTCGTATAGACTCGATACATAATAGGGTACTTATTTTAGAACATGAAAAAGACGATAAAGGTTAAGTTCAAGGGTCAGCGTTCGACTGTTAGACCTATTAAGGTACCAGCCTATGCTGACCCCTTGGAAGCTGCTTTTTACCTCTCTAAGACGCTTAAACAAACGAATCCTGTTGATACTGGACGAAGTAGAAGAGCGTGGACTATACAAGAACATGATAATGGCAACATCACGGTTTATAACAAGGTTCACTATGTTCAATACTTAGAAAAGGGTCATTCGAAACAGGCACCAAATGGGTTTATAGAACAAGCTATATCAAAAACCCGTAGATGGATACGTGGTAGGGATGAAGAATCTGAAACTAACCTAAACTTTACAGGTAAATCTGTAGATAGAAGTATCGAAGCTTCCACATTAAAGATATTAAAAAAACGTGAAGCAAGAGTAGAAGCTGAATTATCGTTAAACGCTAATGCGGTTTCCAGTATCACTGATGCTGCTATAGCTGAGTTGATAAATAACTTGATAGCAGAAGGTAAAGCTAATAACACATTATCGTCTGTAGTTAAAAGAAGAATCAGAGAATTATTAATATCACTGGGAGTTGTAATACGTGGCTAATTTAGAAAAGAAATTATCAAAAGCATATGAAAAAGTTGGTAGCAAGATAGGTAAGAAATATGAAATATATTCACCTATTAGTTATGAGATTGGGGTATTCGACTCAATCAATTGGATTACCACTGTCAAAGTTGCTTTAACCCAGTCAGATTTTAAACAATCAAAAACAGAAGGGTTGGAATTTTATGATGTGTATAGCTCATTCAGTGCTGTAGATATTGGGTCAATTATATTCGACCGTGAAACGGGTAGAATGTTTAATATCACAAACCATGAAGAGAATCATGGTATCAATGCTATTGAATGTTATAACACCATCACGATTTATAAAACTGTAAGTTCCTATGATGGAACCCAACCAGTTGATACTGTGTTAGCTAAAGATTTACCGTGCTCACTGCTTATTAGTGGTGAAGATACAGCAAGTGGTGCTATAGCTCAATCAAGACCATCACCAGCGTTTAAGGTGTCTAGCACTATCAGATTTCAAAGTGTTCGTAAGTTGAATGTAGAGATAGGTGATAAGCTTATCGACAATGATGGTAATCAATATGAAGTTATCACATTGGAATACACATCTACTGGTTATAAGTTGATATGTAATGGCATCAGACCTTAAAGTAAAGATACGTGATTTAATATCACCTGGTATAGATAAGCGTATAAGAGAACAGAAAAATCTTAGTCCGGTTTTTAAGAAGATTGGTCGATTTGAAATGCGTCAAACACGAAGACGTATACGAATCACCAAAGAATCACCTGATGGTAATGCTTGGTCAAAGTGGAAACCTTCTACGGTAAAACACCGTATAAAAAAGGGTAATGCTTCACAAGGGTTATTATATGACACTAAGGAAATGCACGATTTCTTCTTATTAAGCCATTCTAATACAGAAATGAGATTGAAAGCTGGTACAGACTATGCGAAGTTCCTTCAATTTGGGACGACAAAGATGGTGGCACGACCTTTTATGGGTTGGAGTGATGCTAGTATAGAGTTTATTAAAAGAAGTTTTAAGAGGCATTTTAAATGAGTTTAGAAAAAGTATGTTTAGACATGGTAGATAGATTAAAAGCCATGCCCGAATTTGAAGGGAGAGTTGGGTTTTCTATTGGTGGTCAAGAATATGACCCTAATATGTATAAAGCTCCACATCCTGCTGCATGGGTTTTATATATGTCTGGTCAAAACCAAGACGATGAAGAAAACTGCGACCCTACCAGCGAAAAGAATTTTACAGTGTTAGTTCTTCATGATTACATGACAGATGATAACCTGTTAACAAAAGTATTCCCTTTGCTGTCAAAAGTTAAAGAGATACACGGTGAGTTCCCATATGATGCAACCACAGGGTTAGATGTCATCGGAGCTGGAAAATGGAAATGGGATACTGAAAGTTTCGTAGAAGTTACCCCTGACCGAATAGTATATGCTTCAACGTATACGATAAAGTCAACAAAGTAGTTTATTATAAATACTACTTTAAGACAGTAACTATAGTCAGAATCTTAGGAGATAAAAATGGCTTGTAAAAATACAGAATTATTTAGAGGTGCTGGTGAAGCATATTTAGCTACATTGGACGCATCAACTAAATTACCAAACTCAAACTTCAGACCATTGGGTAATACTCCACTGTTTACGGTGAACACATCCCAAGATTTTGAAGAAGTTCGTGAATCAAAAACAGGAAACCAACAACTTATCGGTTACGTTTCTAATTCTGCTGATACAGAAGTATCTTTGGAATTGAATTCATTCAGTAAGAAAAACCTTGAAGTTGCATTCTATGGTACTGGTTCAGATGTAACATCTGGTTCAGCCGTAGGTGAAGCTCACACGGTTTATGCTTTAAATGAAGGTATTATATTAGATAACGTTAAAGTTACTAATGTGGTGGTTAAGGATAACTTATCGGCTACATTAACCGTTGATGTAGATTACACTGTTGACCTTTTAACTGGTGTTATCACTTTCATTGATGGTACTAATATTACTATTCCTGAATCTATTACAGTTGATTATGATTATGCAGCTCAAACGAAAGTAGAAGCTTTTAAAAATGGTCAATCTGAATATGCTATCAAATTCATCGGTAAAAACATACATGATGGTAAAGCATCTAAAGTATCTTTATATCGTGTGGTATTGTCTGCATCTGAAACACTTGATTTGATTAGTGATACGACTGTAACATTAGCTATTACTGGTAGAGCATTGCTTGACTGTAATGAAAACATCATGGACATTGTAAACGAGGTTTAATAACGTGTCAAAAACTGAATCTGAGATTTTATTTCCAAAGGGAAAAGAATTGGAAATCGCTGGTGAACCATTACTCATTGAGAAAATGAAACTTCATCAGATAGTCAAAGGAACAGGGAAGTTAGGGGGTGTATTCGATTTAGTATACACTACATTTTTGAGTGATGGTATGGACAATGCTGCCATATTTAAAATCTTTGAAACTGATGGCGAAAATGTCTTAGACTTTATCGCCATTGCTTTAAACAAAGACCGTTCATTCGTGGACAATTTAGATATGGACGATGCAATCGAAGTTCTTATTACTATCGTGGAGGTAAACGCGGATTTTTTCGTATCGAAGGTGATGCCAATGATGACGAAGCGAGCCGTAGACCTCAAACAACTCAAGCAAAAGACCTCGAAAACACGTACACAAACTTAATAGTTTACTTAAAACATCATGGTTTCGGTCTAAGTGAGATATATAATTTCACTTATTCCGAAGCCTTGCTTTATCTGAAAATTGCTGAGAAACATGAATCGCAACGTAATGTATTAAACGCACATCTTGTAAGGGTTTCGATGAATGGGAAGCAACAAGATTTCCAGAAATTCATAAAGGCTATCACAAGGAATTAAAATGGCTAACGATTTACGTTTAGAAACGCTTTTAACACTTAAAGATAAAGCTTCAAAACAACTAAAAAAGTTCCAAAAAAGCATTAAAGGAGCTAAAAAAGAATTAACCTCATTTAAAGGTGTCGCAACTGGCATCTTTGGTGCGGTATTCATCAAACAACTTTTTGAAGTCAACAAAGAGTTTTCCGATTTACAATCTTCATTAAAGGTATTCACCGAAGATGCAGTAGAAGCCGAAATCGCAATGGACCACATTAAAGATGTGGCTAACGATTTACCGGAATCTGTTCGAGATATAACCCAAGCATTTATCAAACTTAAAAATGTTGGTGTAGCACCTACATCAGACGCATTAATAGCGTTTGCCAACGTTGCTGCCACTGATGCTGGTTCGTCTATATTAGATGTAGCCCACGCTATTGGTCGTGCTGCTACTGGCGAATTTGAGATATTAGAAAGATTTAATATCAGAGCCAGAGTTAATGGTGATAAGCTTTCGGTGTCATTCAAAGGTCAAACAGAAGAAATTGATAGAACTGCTGATGCCATAGCAAAATATGTCCAAAAATTAGGTTCTAACGAGCTTGGTGGTTTAGCTACAGGTAAGATGGAAGACTTAACTGGTAAAGTCAGTCAACTTGGTGATGCGTGGGACGAGTTGTTGGTTCAACTTGGTGATGCTGGTGCCACAAAACTTATGTTAGGCGGCTTAGAGCTTCTTACAGATGCTGTCAAAGGTGTAGGTGAAGGATTTACGTTCTTAGCTAACATAACTTTTGTGTGGTTTGCGCAAATGCACAAAGGTGTAGTTCAATTAGAAACAGCGTTCACGATATTTTCATTAAATTTA